GATGTAACAAATGCTGCAACAGGTAATTCACCTGAAATATCTGCAACAGGTGACGATACAAATGTTAGTTTAAAAATAACACCAAAAGGTTCAGGACAAGTTGTACTTGATGGCAATGTGGGTGTTGAATCAGGTGTTATAGATTTAAAGAACTCAGGTTCTCAATCATATATTAGATTTTACTGTGAGTCTTCTAATGCTCACTATGCACAATTACAAGCACCTGCTCACTCTGCTTTTTCAGGTAATACTACATTAACTTTACCTGCAACAACAGATACAATAGTAGGCAGAACAACAACAGATACTTTAACAAATAAAACTTTAACTACACCTACACTAACAACACCAATAGCAAATGCAGGTATACAGTTAAAGAATGGTTCTACTTCAGCAGGATTTTTAGAGTTCTTTGAAGATAGTGACAACGGTACAAATAAAGTAACTTTGATAGGTCCTTCATCTACATCAGATGTTACTTTAACATTACCGAGCAGTGCAGGTACAGTTGCCACAACTGCAACTGCAGCAGATGAAGCAACAGCATTAGCCATAGCACTAGGATAAGGAGAAACAAATGGCAAATACATTTAAAGTAGTAACAAAAGCAGGAGTTACATCAGCAGATGTTATATACACAGCAGGTTCAGGAGTTACAGCTATTGTATTAGGATTAATACTTGGCAACACAACAACTTCTCAAATAACATCTACAGTAACACTTTCATCAG